ATAGAACAGTGGATGATAGACAACAAGATAGGTTCTATCAAGGAGATAACTGATTGGACTAAGACAAAAGACAAGAAAGTCTATAGATTTGAAGCAGGTCGTGACGGTGGACTTAACATACCTGAAGGTGCTAGGACAGGAAACGACAGGTGCGGTGCTTGTAGATATAATAAGCATAGTTACTGTGGGGGAGGAAAACCATGTCTAGCGAATGTTTAGTTAATGTTATCTCAAGGGATATAGCAAAACCCTTTGTCATAGAACATCATTACACTCAGGCATTTGGCAAGGCTACTTTAATCTGTGGTATGTGGAGAGATACAAAGTTAGTAGGTGTCATCACATTTGGACAACCTAGTGGAAGGTTAGTCGCATCTTCATTGGGGGAAACAGAACATACTTGTTTTGAGTTTCTAAGAATGGTTGTGTTAGACAACGAACCTACAAGTCGTACTTATTTCATGGGTCGTGCTATCAAGATACTAAGACAGAAATTTCCTAGAGTAAGAAAATTAGTTACCTATGCAGACCAAACAGAAGGGCATGACGGTACAGTATATAAGGCAGGCAGTTGGGAATATCATGGCAAGACAGCAAAGAAATATCACTATATAAAGAATGGTATAAGAGTAAATAAAAGAATACCTTGGGATGCTGCAAAGAAAAAAGGAATGACAGAAGGAGAATATACCAAGATGTTTGGATATGAAAAGGTAATGGAAGAACCAAAACTACGATTTATTAAGGTTATCAGAGGTAGATAAACAATGGAAGATATAGTAATTAATGTACCTGTTTCGTGGTCTGTGGAAGACAAGGAGAAATTTAAGACCAAATTAGAGGAACTAAATCTTCCTAGTAATTATAGAATCCTTGTTACAAACAAAACAGAAGTCAAGTTTATTAGTCCTGAAGTCATGGATAAGTTAAGAGGTCTTAACTAATGATTTCATTTTTCAATCATTTATGGGAAATAGAGGAAATACCTGTAATGTGTTATTATGTTTATAAATGGTTTGGTGGGATATGCTTATGACTCGTAGAATGTTTATGGTAGACGCAGATGTTTTTAGTCAGGAAGACTTTGAGTTAATACATAGATATATTAGAAAAAGATTAGACCCAAAGAACCACAAGAAAATGGTTATAAGATCAATCAATATGGATTATAAAGCACCACATGAATTAAAGTGTGTAGGACATTTCTGTGATGTAGACGGTATTCCTTTAAATAGTAAATTAGAAAGATTAATATATGGCATAGGAGATAGACTATAGTATGCGAGAATTATCATTAGAACAAATAGAAAAAAGATTCGATAATCATCAGAAACTACACAGTTTTGAAGTGGATGAACTTTTTGGTGTTAAGAACTTAGACGATGAACAATACAGATGGCTTGAGAAAGGTTACAGAGACGTACTTGTGTTTGACATAGAGACACTAAACTTTGATGCCAGAATGGGATTCCTTATCTGTTGGTATGGTTACAAATGGGATATATTAACAGGGGAAACAGAAATAGTTTATGACCATTTAGAGCCAAGTGATATGAAAGGTTCTTACTCAGAAAGAAACCACGACTTTGATAAAAGAATTCTTGAAACTCTAGCAGAAGAAATCTCAAAGTGTGATATTCTCGCAGGACATTATATCTCAAAGTTTGATATACCATATTATACAATGAGATGCCATCTAACCAAACAGGATGACCTTGTACCTGAGTATAATGATTGTAGAATCATAGATACTTGGAGAATTACCAAGACCAAATACAATATGTATAACTCTGGCGGTAACTCTCTTAGAAATGCAGGTAAAGTTATTGCAGGGTATGATGACAAAACATCAGTAGATTTGGATATATGGAAATCAATCTACTATGTAAAAAACAGAGATTGGAAGAAAAACCTAAAGTATATATGCGACCATTGTGAGATAGATGTCTGTCAAAACTACGATTTATTAAGGAAAGAGATGTTAAGAATTAATGCAGGTGGTATGAGCATTTGATTTCCGAAGCAAAGAAAGACAAATTTATTAAAATACAGAACATCAAATCTGTAGAGAAACAGATGAGAAAGGTCAAGAAAGAAATTCGTAGATTGCAACCAAAAGTTCAAAAAGCAGCAGATAATTACAACAGAATGGTTAAAATTAATGAAAAAGGAGAGGCTTTGTTGAAAATCTTGGAGAAGAAAAGAGACGAATTACTACTTGAATTCAAAGAACAGGGATAGATGTTATGTCAGATATACATTTTCATACAGGCGAAGGGGATGATGTTCATGGGGAATATCATTCATACGATGGAGTTATTGAGGTATATTTAGGCGGACACATGACCTTGTATGGCTTGTTCGATACAATAATTCACGAACAGTTACATGAGGCAATAGAAGAAAATTCGCCTGATCCTACAACAGAGAAACAAGACCATTGGGTTATACAAAGGCTGTGTTTCTGATTGAAGAAAAAGAAATCCTATAACGCAGGTCGAGACTTTGAATATAAAGTCATGGCTTATCTTAGAGAACAGGGATGGATTGTCAAAAGAGCCTATGCTTCAAAAGGAATGTTTGATTTATTAGCATATAAAGACGGAATTAGGTGGGGTATTCAGGCTAAATCTTTGTCTTCAAATAAGAACAAGGCTTATCTTACTCCTAAAGAAAACAAAGAACTATGTGAGTATAGTTTAGAACCTACTGAAGAATATGAATTTATACAATGGAAGCCAAGTCACAGGTGTCCTGTAATGCAGATACTAAATGAAACCTTTACCGTCATTCATGCTTATAACTTATTCCCGGGAATAGCATTTAGAATGTGTGTCAAGGGCAAATGGGAAGATTTATATAACGCATAGACCATACTATATTATGGTTAAACGATTACCAAAGAAAGTTGAAGGTGCAGAATTTTCTTATGAAGGTCATCATCTAACTTGCAAACCTACAGGTAGAGAGTTCAATGGAGTTCCCGCTCTTGCATGGTTTCACGATAATGGCGAGCAGGCTTTCCGTTCTGTAAATGGTGCAATAACCTTTATAGAACCAAGTGAAAATAGTGAGAACCAAACGCATGAACTACCTACTGTAGATGATGTAATCGTCAAGAAATATGAGGGCAAAGTGGTAGAGGAAGAATACCTATATCAACTTGCATGGAATATTGCCAAGCGTAGATTCCCCTCAATGAATGACAAAACTGACACCTTTGGTATGATAGTTAACTCTATCAAGACCGCATTATATAGTATATAAGTGTTTATAAGCCTTATATATTATATCTTTTTTATTGAACTCATATATTGAAGAGACAGAGGTTATTTTAGACAGCATTAAACAGATTGAAAAGGTAAAACATGGGGAACTTAAAAAATTAATTTTAAAACTAGCAGATCATCTGGCTAAAGGTATCGAGGAAAAAAGACCTGAAGTCATAGCAAAATTAAAGACCGTTCTGGCACAAGATACTCAAAAACCTAGGGGTCAGGATGAAATCAAACTGAACATGGTATCTCTTTTGGTTAAGAAACTAAAGAAAGAGCACTTTCCTACCGTATCTGATTCTTGGATTCAAAAAACACTACCTGAAAAATACAGAGAGGTAAGAGAACAGCCAAAACAGGAAAAAATGATCTCTGTAGAACAATTAAGTGACGCAAACATACTTACTATTGCACCTGATCTCAAGAAAAGACTTCGTAAAATAGAGAACCTTGGTCCGGCAAAAGAGATTAAAATTAAGAATGATCCTAAAGTAATTGAATTACAAAATTGGAACTGTCCTATGGCATCAGAATTATCAAAACTAGCAATAGATTGTGAAAACAAGCATAGCGTAGACCACAAACATGATTATTGTGAAAAATCAGCAAAAGTCGTTAGAATGGCAAGAGACAAAAGATTCGCAACAACGTTTTCTAGGTATCAGGCAATCACTGTAGCAGCAGAACATACTCGTTCTTTGGCAGATTTGGCTGCAAATGAGGCAGAAGTGCTGTCCAGATGGGAAGTCTTTGATAATGAAAAAAATTGTTCTGAGTGTATTGACCTAATTCATTGTCGAGCAGAAAAATGTACCCATATATGTCATGATTTCAAGAAGGAAATGACCACAAAAGGCATAAAATGGGCTTTACGTGAAACTCAGGAGTTAAATGACCTTCAAAAGCACATGAACCGACTTTATGAGGATTCTGACGATATGTGTGATTTGATGAAAATGGTGTTTATCAACCCTGCCATGAAGATGACCCAAGGAGACAAGAAAAATATTATGGCAAAACATATTGACAAGGACAAGTGTGATCAGTGTTTATACTACACATCAGAGAATCCTAATTTCTTCAAAGATCACCTGAAATAATAAGATTTATATATGGTATCATACCATAGATATATGGGTTTAAAGTTGAACCATCTGTGCGTTTTAACGTGAAGAACAGTAATCAACTCATCTCTCGGCATACCTCGCTTCGACTAGGAGTCAGGTAGCCGACTTAATGAGAGGGCAAGGCGTCCTGATAATTGCTAGCAGCCTATACCCTTTTATTTTTTTTTTCAAAAAAAGAGAGGGGGGGGTGTTTTGAAATTTCGATTTTTCAAAAAATTGTGTTTTTCTAAATTGTATTTTTTTTAAAAAAGTGAAAAATTTTTACAATCTAGTAGTGTTTAAAACGCAAAGAACACGTTTTTTCATAGTATATAAGGGTTTCGGTTGTATTTTTACTATATAAGTATGGTACTCTGCGGTACTCGTACCCTATAGTACGTTTTTTTGCGGACTTGGACAAATTTCGGTTTTTTTCGTTAATCACAAATCACTATAGATTCTATATGGTTTTTCCAAAATCTATATAGTTTGAAATTTGTTCGTCGCTGCTTCTCTTATGCGCCTTAGTCTTATAAATCTTTGTTTTTTGACGAAATTCGTACTTTTTGTACGGTAAATTACGGTACTTAAATATACGACTTTAACAAAAAAAAACTTAGTATCTATAATATGGATACTATCAATACTATGAACATAATAAAATATGAAAGTATGAATAAAAAAATTATGCCAAAAAAAAAGTGACCCATAGAGACACTTAATCAAAAGTGTCATCTATGAGCCTTTCGAGATTTAGTGAGCCATTGATATTTTCAATAAACTCTTTGATTTTTTCGTTATTCGTTTTTCTTTGAAACATGATAAGTAAAATTAGTTGAATCCGTTTCAACCCTAAACGTTTAGCATATCTTATTCCGCGCTCATTAGCTAAAATCAAGAGCATCTGATTAGAATTTGTTACTTATTTTTAGTCGCTATAATTCAAGGCTAGGGCGCGCTTATTCACACGACTCTTAAAAAATAATGAAGTCTTAAGATATTATGGTGCTAATATAATATCCTCATACTCTAATAATTTGCAATTTCATTAAAGTAAGAACTTGTGATTATATGTTAAGTGTAATAAAAAATGAAAAAGGGTTAGTGAATACTAACACCTAATTCTCTAAGTCTTTTTTTGCGAATTAAAATCTCCGCTCTAAGTTTTGCAATTTCTGTTTGTTTGTTCATTTTTGATTCTCTTGCAATTCATCTATAAGTTCACACGTTATTCTTAAAAGCCTAAATTGTGACTTTGTGGGTATTTTCTTAAAATGTCTTACAAATTTTATTGTTTCATCCATTTTAGAAAACACCAATTCCTAAAGCAATTAAAAAGAGGGCAATAAATGAACCTGTTACAATTTCCCAAAACATCTTAATTCTCATCCTTGAAAATTGTTTCATAGTCGTCTAGATTCATCGCTTCTAATTTCGCTTTTTTTGCTTGTCGTTCTTGTTCAATTTCAACCCAATTGATTAGTGAATCATCGCTTAATCTTTCAGGTTCAGACCAACCCAATTCTTTTAAGAATTTTACATTTTCTCGCCTTAACTTTCTTGCTTTCTTTTTGCGTTGTCTTTTACTTTGTGGATTCTTACCAGATAGTTTTTGAATCGTCTTAGCTATTTTTTCCCTTGCTTCTAGCATT